TATACCGTGCAGACAAAGAACGTTTAGGAATTCTATACCGAGCAGACAAAGAGCGCACGGGAGTTAAGTGGAAGCCTTCTATTCACATGCCGCGGTGGGCGAGCCGAATAACGCTGGAGGTGACGGGCGTGAGGGTGGAGCGGGTACAGGATATTAGCGAGGAGGATGCGAAGGCGGAGGGGATTACTCTTGAGTGTGAATACTATCCCAGCATTTGTCCAGAGGCCCTTTCATCTGCACCGCTTGCTGCTAGGTTTGCGCATCTTTGGAATACGATCAACGGAGAATGCAGTGCCATTGGGTGGCAGAAGAACCCGTGGGTGTGGGTGGTGGAGTTTGAGAGGACCAGCTGATGAAACCCCGTCCTTATCAAGAATATGCCCATGATTCTGTGTTCAAAGAGTGGAAAGAACATCGTTCAACCCTCCTGGAGATGGCAACCGGCACGGGGAAAACTATCGTCTTTTCGATGATTCTCAACACGCTTGCAAAGCAGGGGAAACGGGGGCTTGTCCTAGCTCATCGTGATGAACTCATCCGGCAGGCTGCGGACAAGCTTGAACGTTCTACGGGGCTTCAATGCGCCATTGAAAAGGCAGATGAACGCGGGGACAACTCCATGTTTCCCGTAGTCGTGGCTTCCGTCCAGACTCTCATGCGGCAGAAAAGACTCAATCGGTTCAACCCAAAAGAGTTCGATGTTATCATTACCGACGAAGCGCATCATGCCCTTGCTAATTCATATCGTGGAATCTTCAGCTATTTCCCCACGGCTAAAATGCTGGGCGTGACCGCAACGCCGGATCGTGGAGACAAGCGCAATCTGGGAGAGGTCTTTGAATCGATCGCGTTCAGCTATGGCCTTCGACAGGCCGTGTCTGAAGGGTTCCTTTCTCGAATTGTCGCGCATACCGTGCCACTTAAAATCGACATGTCGAATGTCCGGATCAAAGCCGGTGACTATGACGAGAATGGAATTGGTGATGTGTTAGGCCCGTACCTTGAAAAGATCGCCGATGAAGTCGTTGCCCGGGCTCGTGATCGAAAAACGCTGGTCTTCCTCCCGCTTCGTGCCACAAGCCGGGCATTCTGCGATATGCTCAAATATCGTGGCATGGATGCACGGCATGTTGACGGCGAATCAGAAGATCGGGCCGATGTCCTGGAATGGTTGTCCACTCCAGGACCAAAGGTATGTTGCAACGCTATGCTGCTAAGCGAGGGCTTTGACGAGCCTTCGATTGACTGCATTGTCCCGCTTCGGCCAACAAAGTCCAGTTCACTCTACAGGCAGATTGTAGGTCGTGGAACTCGCCTTTTCCCAGGGAAGAAAGATCTGATGTTGTTGGACTTCCTCTGGCAGACAGAAACGCATGATCTCTGTAAGCCAGGACATTTGATTGCTCAACGTACTGAGCAATTCGAAAACATGATCGAAGTTCAAGAGAAGCAGGCGGCGGCCGGATGCTACCAGATGGACTTGCTTGACATGGAAAGCATTGCCAATGAAGAAGAGCTCCGGAAACGGCATGAAGCACTGGCACGCAGTCTGAAGGAGCAGGAACGCAAGAAGTCTCGCCTTGTTGATCCGGTTATGTTGGGCGTGATGATCGGCGACGATGATCTCATCGCGTACGAACCGATCATGAAATGGGAAGGGGCTCCGCCGTCCCCTGCGCAACTGAATGCCTTGGCTCGCTTTGGAATCGCGGCCGATGCTATCACCTGCAAGGGCCATGCCTCAATGCTGATGGGTAAGATGGTCGAGCGGTCGAAAATGCACCTTGCAAGTATTGGAAAGCTGAAAGTGCTCTCAAAATATGGTTATCAGGAAATTGGCGCGATTAGCGACAAAGAAGCGAATGCGCTGATGGATAGAATCAAATCAGGGAACTGGAATGGTCCCGAAAGTTGGAGCTTTGCATAATAATGATACCGAAATTTATTGACGATGCTGCGGCCGATGGAGCACGCGAAGGTGGAAGAAATGATCGTGCATTCTGGCTTGCTGCTCAATGCCGTGATGCACGATTGAGCAAATCTACCGCCGAAAGTCTGATGATGACGTTTGCAAGCCGATGCTCTCCGGCAATGGGCGACAATGAAGCTAAGGCTGCATTGAATTCCGCGTATCGAGGGGCACCGCGTGAGCCTCCCATAAGCAGGAAAGTCGTAACCGATGCAGACGAAATCATTGATTGGAACGGTACGATAGGCCCGAAAAACACGGATGGCGAATACGAGCCCGATTATGTAGCAGAAGTTCCAGCTGCGTCTGGGGACCCCGTCGCGGATCTGAAAACGTGGCTGGCGTGTCTCTACCGGCCGGAAGACAAGGTGAACTATGTTGTTGCTTCATTCAAGGATGAAGACGGGAAGTACAAACCGCGTGGCATGGGGGTAACCCGTACGCGTGAAGACATCGAAGCGGATCTTGACAGGTACGCTAAAAAAGGACACACGGGGGAAACGTTACTCCGCAACGTGCTGGGCGACTGGACCCCTGAAGCGGGGGTGTGGGCCCGCATCAATCCACTGGACGGCAACGGCTCAACGAATGCCAACGTGGTCCGTCTGGATCATGTGCTTGTCGAGGGAGACGAACAAGAGATTGGCAAGCAGATTGCCGTTATTCGATCGCTGCACCTCCCGTGCTCGGCTGTCGTCCACTCGGGCGGGAAGTCCGTCCATGCCGTCGTCAAGATCGATGCAGGTACCGACAAATCAATCTACAAAGAACGCGTTGATACTCTCTTCAAGAAGCTAGAGGCGGCGGGGTTCATTGCTGATCCAAAATGCCGGAACTCCTCAAGGCTTTCCCGTTTGCCGGGGCCTATGCGTGGCGGTAATCCACAGTACATCATCTCAAATACATGTGGTGCGGAATCGTGGGATGCATGGATGGCAGAGCAGGAAGAAAGCGCATTCCAGTCTAACGTGAAGACGATTGACGACTTGCTTAAAAAACCTGAAAACGATTCATTGGTCGGCGAACGATTCCTGTGCAAGCAAGGCGTGTGGCTATTGGTAGCACAGTCGGGAGTGGGTAAATCAGTATTTGCTATTCAAGCTGCAATTTCGTTCTCTGTAGGCCGTTCGGTCTTCGGGCTTAAAGTTGATCGTCCGCTAAAGAACTTGATGATCCAGGCGGAAAACAACGAAGGAGACATGCACGAAGTTGCTTCAGGTGTATACCATGAGCTGAATTTCACAAAAGAAGAAAAGGCACTGGCCAAAACGAATTTCCGCGTTGATCACTGCTCGCGCTATACGGGCGGACAGTTCGCTGCGTACCTTGCACATCTGTGTAGGGTGCACAAGCCCGACATCGTATGGGTGGATCCACTCCTCTCATACCTGGGCGGTGAAATATCCAAGATGCAGGACACAAGTCGGTTCCTCCGCAATCAATTACAGCCTGTCATCGAAGACGCTAATATCGGACTTGTCGTAATCCACCATACCGGAAAGCCTCCTAAGAGCGACGATTCAAAGTACAAGGGTGCGGATCTCGCGTATTTGGGCATTGGATCTTCTGACATTACCAACTGGGCACGTGCAACATCTACGCTGCTCCGTGTTGACGGCCAGGACAATCGCTTTGCCTTCGAACATGCCAAGCGTTCAGACCGTGCCGGGTGCGCAAAAGTGACCAAAATAAAGCACGCCGAGAAGCCGTCTATTTGCTGGTTGCCGGTTGAAAAAGAGGTCGAGGAGTCCTCTGAAGTTCTCGCTAAGCGGTACCGCAAAAGCAAGTTCGACGGGATTGGCCTTGAGACGATGCCTCCGGTATCCGGAATCTGGGATGACGACTCCCGTACGGCGTGTGACGCGGCTCGCTGTGTAGCCCGCATGATGGAAAGCTTCGGCATGGATTCGTCCGTAAAGTCGGCGGCGGCATTACTCAGGAATCGGCGTTTGTCTGACTTTTTAACCTACGATAAGAACACCAAAACATGGCAAGGAAACCTCTATGCACCCGACTTTTTTTGAAGTGTGCATGCACACTGTGCATTTTTTCTGCACACTGTGCATGCACACTTTTGCACACTGTGCAACGCGTGCGCGTTACGTGCGCGTTGCACTGTGCAAAAAAGTGTGCAACGCGCGCGGTACTCTCTACAAGAGAGAGTACTAGAGATATAACTTAAATATATATATCTCTATTACGGACAACTTAAAATTAAAAACGCGCCCACAAGCGCATGAACTTTTACGCAGAAACAAAAATGAAAATCAACCTAGCCGACTTACCACTGCGGTACCAACTTCAGGCACAACGCGAAATGAAAAATGAAAAACCCTCTCAGATTGCACAGGAGCCGTTTGAAGCTCGTGGAGGTGTGAAGCCTTGCGCGGACACCCCGAAAGCTGTTGTGAGTAATCCTGAGCCCAAAACAGCCACTAAAAAACGAAGGCAACCAAACAAGACTGAAGCAGAGTACAACCGGACGCATCTGGGGAGCTCTGGAAAGTATGAGGGCATAACCCTGCGGCTCCCTGGTGGATCCAGATATACTCCGGACTGGGTGACGACTGTCGATGGCCGTATAACTCTCCACGAGGTCAAGGGGTCTTACCGCTTTGGTTCCCACGGCCGAGCCGTAACAGCCTTCCGTGAATGTGCTGCAGCGTGGCCTGAGTTCAAGTTCGTCTGGGCAACAAGACAGAAGAGTGGGGAATGGAAAATTGATCAATGGAGCTAAACATGAAAACCAAGAAAAAGAAAATAGTGAAATCAGATGGTGGCTTGAAGATGCTGACGCTTGAACAGGATAACTTCTGTCTCTACGTCGTGGAGGGTATGAACAACTCTGAGGCTTATCGTAAGGCATTCCCAAAGGCAACACGCTGGGTGCCTTCCACGATCCACAGTAAGTCTTGCCGTCTCCGTGCGCGAAACAATATCCAGGCAAGGATTCAGGAGATACAAGAAGCCGTCCAAAGTGCCAACGTTGCAACGGCTCAAGAGCTTGCGGAATTCCTCACATCGATCATCCGGACACCCGTCGGGGATGTGGACGAAACATCGAAGCTCGCGCAAGAAGTCCGTTTCGATAGCGAATCCAAGACAATCAAGATGCCGGATAAACTCTCCGCCGTCGAGAAGCTGGCAAAGCTCAAAGGGTACAACGCTCCGGATCTATCCGAAAACAGAACACTCAACGTGAATGTAAATCTTGACGAGAAAGAGCTCATGAAAATAGCAATGGGTGAAGTATGACCAAAAAAGAAGCTCTTCAAGAACTTGCTGCCAGGCGGGCGCGTGTTGATTTCCTCGCGTTCCTCCGGTTCGTCTGGTGGATGCCTCAACCGCTCAAGCTGGGGCGTCACACAATCAAGATCTGCAACCGGCTGACCAAAGCGGTCAATGACTGGGAACAAGGCAAGTCAACGCATCTGGTGATTCAGACACCCTTCCGGCACGGGAAGAGCGACATCGTCTCTCGCGCCTTCCTCCCGTGGTTCCTCGGGCGTTGCGCTGACAAAGAACCCGACGCTATCATGACCGGCTATGGGGCTGACCTTGTTGAGTCATTCTCAAAGCGTTCAAGGGCAATCGTAGAGTCCCCACAGTATCAACTCGTATTTCCTGGTGTAACCCTCGACAAGAAGCACAACGCCGTGGCTGACTGGGCAATAGCTGGCTCTGCTGGCACTGTCACAGAATGCGGTCTCGGCGGGGCTATCACGGGCAAGGGCGGACATCTGCTCGTTGTCGACGACTACTGCAAAAACCGTGAAGAAGCCTATAGCGACGCATATCGCGAAAAGACATGGCAGGCGTTCAGCGTGGATCTGATGAGTCGCAAAAACGCACCAGCAACAATCGTGATCGTGATCGCTACGCCGTGGCATCCTGACGACATCATTGGCCGGATCTCTCAAGCCATGCGAAATGATCCTATGTTCCCACGATTCGAATTCATGGTATTTCCTGCATCGAAGGCCGGAGAATACCCGACGCTCTTTCCTGAGATGTACGGGCCGGAGTGGTACAGCATGCAACGGGCAACGCTGGGCCCCACGATGGCCGCTGCGCTCTTGGACTGCAATCCGATAGGGATTGGCAACAGAACGTTCCGCGACGTCTGGTATCGCTCAATTGAGAAGATGCCGAATCGATCGGACCTGAACGTCTACATCCTGATTGACTCGGCCAATGGCAAGCGAAA